GCAGACATACTAGGAGCAATGGCACTACCAACGGGCATCCCCTTATTTTGAATGACTGTGGTGTCAGCAAAAGCAACTGGCATATATGACACACAAGCGGTTAATGTAAGTAAAGCTAAAAGTATAATAAGTTTTCTCATAGGCTCCTTAAACGTGAGTTACTGTATATCCGATTTTAAATGTACCACCACCCGCTACATAAGAGTTATTGGTAAAATTACCTTGACCCCAATAGTAAGCTTCAAATGCAACAGAGCTGTTAGGATTTACATTGTAAGGACCTAAGTTTCCATTGAAACTTGTCGTACCCTCACCATTACTTGTTTGGTTATAAACTACGCCATCTACATTAGCACGCCAGTTCATTGTCTTAGCTGATGCTGCACCAATGTTAGCTACAATATAAACTTGACCTGTATATCCAGTATTGTTAATCCAAACCATACCTTCATTTTGGAATACAGATATACGGCTTGATCCTGCAGCAGCTATAGTTGGAGGAGTTCCTCCAGTTCCAAATCCTGTATTTGTAGCATTAGCATAGAAAGTAATTGTTGTACCTGGATTACCAAAAAACTTAGCATTACCTCCTTGATAGCTACCTGTTGTAGTATCTTGTTGTGAATAGAAGTGATAACCAGAATTAAGTGTTGCAGTAAACCATTGAGTAGCTCCTGTGTTACTTCCCCAAGTCACATTACTAAATGCAGAAGCACCAGCTCCACCTGTATTTAAATCATTGTATAGTGTTGCTAATTGTGTATAACCACCTGGATCTACTTGAGTAAAGTAATTTCCTGAATTAGGATATAAAATATCACCTGTTCTAAATCCACCTGCTAAGTTATTTGGTGCAATAGGTGTATATGGCGTTGCATTACCACCGTTATCATAACCACCTTGTCCTGTAATCGTTGTATATGAATAAGGCGTTGTAGATGTACTTCCAGCTAAATAGTAATAATATTGGTTATAAAAGTTAGTTGGCATAATCACTGCACTATTTGCAGTTGTTTGCCTTGCTAAAGCTCTTACAGATGTATCATTTAAAGATACAGTCGTATTGTAAGCATTGCCAATCTCTATGTTAATAGATTGACCTGTTACTATGCCGCCCAAACTAATGGGACCTGATGCGTTCATTACCATTAAACAGTTCCGTAAGCGGTTACGTTAGCTTTAGTTGTTAAGTTGCCTGATGAATCTAGTTTAGCCACATTCACATTGTTGTAGCTAAAGTATAAAGTTGTACCTGATGGAGTGACTCCCCAACCGCCAGTGTTAGCAATTGAGTTAGCAGCTAGACCTGTACCACCGTTTGTAATCGTAGCACCTGAAATTGTACCGCCAGTAATGTTAACATTATTAGCATTTTGTGATGCCATTGTACCTAAAGTACCTACAGTTGATTGTACAAATGCTGTTGTTGCAATATTAACTGAATTATCACCTGATGCGGGTGTGGTAGCTACAGCACCAGCAGCTCCTGTAATTGTTGTACCGCCAGATACTAATTGAGTATTATTTACAGTGTAAGTTCCTGTACCGCCAGATCCTGTACCAAAGCCTGTTACTTCTGTATTTGAAGATACGCCTGTGCCTGTCACACGTTGACCAATAAATATGACACCAGAGTTTACTGCGGTGACATTTAAAGTTGTACCTGATGCACCAGAACCGTTACTAATACCACCTACAAATGACGCAGCTTTATAAGCACCAAGAACACCAGCAGCTAAGAAGTTACCTGTTTCTGTTACGTTACCAGATACGGTTAAGTTACCATTGATTGTAAAATTACCCGCAGATCCTGTTTGGGCTGAGTAAAAGCCTGTTCCATTACCAGATACATTATAAGCATCACAATAACATTGAGCAGTGGTTAAAGGTGGAATTACAAGAGATACTGAACCACCAGAAGCTGACATGGTTAGGTTATAGATTGTATTGTTTGTGATGATATAGAACTTGTTAACTAAAGGAGCTACAATCGTAGAAGCTGTTGTTGGAGTTCCACCTACTACGAGAACCATATTTCTAGCATCATCAGATGTACCGTTTAAATTGGTAAGTGTATAGGTATTTGAAGATGGCATAGAAATACCATCAACGCCTGTAATAGCTTGTTCTACAAGATTCCAGTTCGTATTGGTTGTGTCTCCCCATAATCCAGCTTGGTCACCATCACCAATGAGGGTTATTTTTAACGAGGTTGAGTAGGTTTCTGCCATGATTATGTCCTTAAATTAAGCCTATATTATACATTATTGATTGTTATTTACCAATGTCCAAACGCCTGTTTCTGCGTTATTTACTAGCGTCCAAGAGCTTGGTTGGGTATTATTTACTGTATTCCATACCTCAGTTTGAGCATTATTTACAGAAGCCCAAACAGATGTTGCTGAATTATTAACCTTATTCCAAGTAATGATGTCAGTATCATCAATTGTGATCCATCCTCTTTGGATAAGAAGATCTAAAAGACCTATATTTTCAAGTATTGATGCGGCAAATTGTGCTTTAATTTGAAGCACATCAGCCATGCCGATATTTTCAATTATAGATTCTAAGAATCCAGTAGATACGGTATTGGTATCTGCAGCATTAAAGTTCTCTGTAATAGATAAGAAAAATACAGAAACTATGGTTTCTAATTCAGCTAAAGTAATAGCTTCAGCTACACTTGATATAAACCCTGCACTTGCTGTTTCAAGATCACCTACATTAATGTTTTCACTGATGCTAGACTTAAATTGAGCAGTAATCGTAGGTGTATCGTTCCAATTGCTATTTTCAGTAATAGATGACTGGAATTGAGCTGAAATTGCAATTACATCTGCCCATGTAGAATTTTCAGTAATAGAATCTAATGCGGCAAAGTAAACAGCATAAGTGTCAGCCATTGTAATATTCTCTGTATCAGACACTGCAAATTGGGCTGTAATACTCTCAGAATCGTTCATAGTAACGTTTTCTGATATGGTTTGACCAAAAGTACTCACTTCACTATTTGAATCAGCCATAGTAATGAATTCATTTAAACTTTCGTAGAATTGTCCACCTAACGCATTAATATCCACCATATTGACATTTTCTGTCACAGATTGATTAAATACAAATGCTTGGCTATTTGTATCAGCCATATTAATATTCTCTGTAAGATTTAGAGAATAAGCATTACCACCTAAAGAGGCATAAGGAGGTTGAGCAAAGGCAGCGTATCCAAACATTATGCTGTATAAGTTCCTGAACCAGTAGTCCACTTAATAATTGTGTTTGCACCAGAGGTTGTAATTGTTGGGCTGCCTGTTGTTGTGCCTGAGTAGTTGGCTGTAGGGACTGATAGGATAACTACACCAGAACCTCCTGAAAATGTTGTAGCTGCTGGGCCTGCATTGGGACCTTGACCTCCACCAGAGCCACCACCAGTATTAGCAGTGCCATTACCTCCACTACCTCCACCTCCATTACCTCCAGAAGCAGGGGCTAAAGCACCTCCACCAGCATAATAAACAGAAGATCCTGTAATAGAACTAGCTAAACCAACACCACCAGCACCATTAACACCTGATGTTGCTGCACCACCTACACCACCAGCACCACCACCTCCTCCAGACTGTATAACACCTGGAGAAACAAATCCAGAACCACCTGAATTACCTTGACCTGGTGTTCCAGAACCACCTGCTGTAGCTGCGCCTGGAGAAGCAGGGGCGCCACCTCCACCACCTGATCCTCCACTAGTAGGTAAAAGAGTTCCACTATTTCCATATCCTCCTGTGCCACCAATTCCTCCACCCACTGCGGTTGTAACCCCTGGGAATGTAGAATTTGATCCATTAGCTTCAGCAGCGCCACCTGCTCCAACAACAGCCGTATATACTGTTCCTGGTGTAAATGTTAATGTGCCAGTTAAATAACCGCCAGCTCCGCCTCCACCACCATAGTAATGAGCTGAACTTCCTCCACCAGCTACTATCAAATAAGTTGCTGTGTATTGGGCGCCAGATGTACCAGCATTAGCCCACACTCCAGATGTAGAATTGTAAACTTCTATTTGTCCTGTGGTTGTGTTGTAACCTTGTGTTCCTGTAATAGGGCTTCCAGGGCGTGTAGCAGTTGTCCAAGTTGGTAGATTGATAAAACTTGTAAAGGTTGGTCCAGCACTTAAAACTACAGTTGTTCCAGATCCTGTAGTTGATGCTAAAAGAGGTGCTGTGACTTGGGTTAATGCCATGATTTATCCTTAAACTGTTACCCAGTTTTTAGTAGCTTCATCCCATGAATACATTTTGCCATCTGTTGGCATAGCTACTGGGGCTTCCCATGTCCATGTAGGTGCTGAAATAGTCCAGCTTGGGAATGGTTGTGGTGGGTAAAATACATCGTTGGTACGGTCATAAGTGTAACCGATTCCAGCGTAATTACCCCTTAAGGCAACACCACCATCTGGTTGTCCGTCTTGACCATAATGTACGCCACCACGGGTGTTATATGAAGTTTGAATAAATTCTCCAGGTGTAGTGTCAACGTATGTATCAAAGAATTCCTTCTCTGCTACTATGACTTGTACAACCTTTCCGTCTGTTACTTTTGCAAAATGTGAAATGATAGTTCTCCTTTATATTAAAATTAAGTTGTTGCGGGTTCTGGCGTATTACCTTCTTCAAGCCATTTTAGATAGGCTTGGTAGTCTGTGTTAGATTCAACCATAGGAATAGATAATGCTGTTCCTACAATAGTTACTGCACAAGGTTTACCATCTCTATCATTTTGTAATTTATATTGTATTTCCATATCTTATAACTCCGAAGAAAAGTCAATCCAAATTGTATTTGATCCACCAGCACTTCCAGAACCTAATGCCATAGAATATCCTACATTAGATGGAGGGGTAGCAAAAGTTCCAGTAACATTTAAATTAGCACTTAAATAAGGTGAACCAGCATATCCACCATTATTTGTAGTAATTGCTGTAACAGCATAATCCCAAGCTCCACTAGTTCCAAAATTAGCTGAATTATTTGTAGTTGGAGCGGTTCTCATTGGAACAGGATGTGGATAAGTTATTGTTGCTCCAGTATTAGAATATACTCTACCAGCTGTTGAAAAATAAATATTAGTTTGATTTGTGCAAGTCCATCTCCAATAATACCTCTGACAATTAGCCAATTCCTGATTATAAAGTCTGCGTTCAAACGGTGTTGCTGTTGAGCCTATTTCTAGTTGGACACCTGTGATATAAAATGTTGCTCCGTTAGTGCCTACTATTGATTGAGATCCACTAGTTCTAGTAATAGTAGGTGTTCCCCAAGACCCTGCAGTGCCATAAGTTGAACTTCCAGATCCTAAGTCAAACCATACTCTAACACCTATACCATTATTTGTAACCCAAGTTCCTGTTATATCTCCTGGTATTGTTACGCTTATTTGTGTCCAAGTATTTGCTGATGAAATAGTATATGTTGCCAAATATGACCTATTTCCTGCACTATTTCTTAATGCAACAGAAAATGTTCCTGTTAAAGAGCTATATGCCAAAAAACTTAATGTAATTGTTTTAGCTGATGTTGTTCCCCAAGATAAATCAGATATATTATAACCTTCAATATATTGTACAAAGCCAAAATAATCAGTAGACAGAGCTGTATAAGAAGATAATGATGTTATCCCTGCATAATTAGTATATCCTACTGGAGGAGTAATTGAACCAGCATTTTGTTGAACTGTATATTTAGATGCTTGAGATGTATAAGTTACCCATCTATCTAAAGTATATCCTGCATCTATGGCGGTTACACTAGCACCATTATTCCTTTGATCTATTAACATAGCACCATTTATAATACGGTTCTTTAGCACATAAGGTGACGCTGCAGCTCCTTGTAAAGAAGTGTCGTTAAAGGTAACGCCATTTGTTCCATCTATAGTAACTGCCATTATTTATCCTTAGTTTCTAGATAATCTAAAAATTCTTTTATAGTCTTATGACGTATATATTCATCACGTATTTCTTGTGCTGTGGGTGCTGGAAGTTCATTAGATTCATCCCAGTCAATAATTTCAAAAGTACCGCCAGAGGCTGATAAGCAATATAAAGCATTAGGTCTTAAAGACTTCATGACAATATCTATGCCAAATTGAAAGCCTTGTTCGTTGCTAAATTCTTTAATAAGTTCTTCTATAGTCATCATGCTGTGTAAGTTCCTGATCCGCTAGTCCATGTAATAATAGTATTAGAGCCTGATGTTGTGATGGTTGGTGATCCTGTAGTGGTACCTGAATATAACGCAGTCGGTACTGATAATATTACAACACCAGATCCACCATTTCCAGCTGCAGCTGGAGCAGAAGATGTTGCACCACCACCACCTCCACCTGTGTTAGCAGTTCCATTAGTTGGAACCCCACCACCATTACCACCACCACCTGTTCCTCCTGGAGATACTGCTGGAGAAGTATTTGTACCTGCTCCACCGCCACCTGCATAGGTTACTGGAGTGCCTGTAATTGAAGATGCGGATCCATTACCGCCATTACCACCTATTGATGATGATCCATTTTGTCCTACAGCACCAGCACCACCACCGCCACCAGCACCATATTGTGGGGCAGCACCTGCACAACTTCCACCGTTGTTACCTTGACCAGGTGTTCCTGCACCTCCAGCATTTACTGTTGTACTAAATGAACCAGCACCACCGCCTGATCCGCCAGAAGCTCCAACTCCATTACCACCACCTACATTACCACCACCACCTCCACCGCCTACTGCAGCTGTTGCTCCTGTTAAAGTAGAGTTACTTCCATTTGATCCTCTATTGCCATTAGCTGTTGAATATGCACCTCCGCCACCTACAGTAGCTGTATATACTGTTCCAGATCCAAGAGTTACAGTAAATGTTCCAGTAATGTATCCACCTGCTCCACCACCACCAGCACTAGATACACCTCCACCACCACCTCCAGCAACTACTAAATATGTAGCGGTTCCAGATGCACCTGAAGTTCCTGCGTTTGACCATGTTCCGTAGGTAGAATTATAAACTTCTATCTGAGCAGTAGTAGTATTATATCCTTGCATACCCGTAGTAGGACTTCCTGGTCTTGTTGCAGTTGTCCATGTAGGTAAAGTAATAGATCCTGTAAATACAGGAGATGCTGTAAAAGCTACTGTACCTGTTGCTGCGGGTAAAGTAATAGTATTAGAACCAGCTACAGATGGTGCTTGTAGTGTTATGGTCCCTGAAGTATCTCCACCTATGACAATTGAACTCAAATTAATTTTCCTTTATGCTGTATATGTTCCTGAACCAGAGGTCCACTTAATAATTGTATTTGATCCACTTGTAGTAATCGTTGGTGATCCTGTAGTTGTGCCAGTGTAATATGCGGTTGGTACGCTTAATATAACTACACCAGATCCACCAGCTCCACCAGCAACTGACCCATAAGTTCCTCCCCCACCGCCACCTGTGTTAGCTGTACCTGCAGTGCCAGATCCAGGACCAGAAACACTATTACCTCCACCCCCAGCTCCACCACTACCAGCAGATCCGGAATTTGTTCCACCACCGCCACCTCCAGCATATGTAGCAGGCGTTCCAGTTATAGAAGAAGCTGTGCCAGCGCCACCATTACCTCCAACACTGGGAGTTCCATTAGATCCGGATGCACTTGCTCCCCCGCCTCCGCCTGAAGCATAGGGAGATGTTGCTGTACCACTACCACCTGAATTACCTTGTCCAGAAGTACCACTACCGCCAGCAGCGTTAGAAGCCGGAGTATTTGTACCTCCCCCTCCAGAGCCGCCATTGCCACCTACTCCTGGAGTTAAACCTGGAATAGTATATCCACTACTTCCTGCACCTCCACCCCCAACAGCAGTTGTTAATCCTGTAAATGTAGTATTTGATCCTGCGCCAGCATAACTAGCTCCAGCACCTGTACCTCCAGCACCTACTGTTGCAGTATATATTGTTCCAGATATTAAAGTTGTTGTGCCTGTAACATATCCTCCAGCACCTCCACCGCCACCTGTTTGACTTCCTCCAGCTCCACCACCAGCAACTAATAAATAAGAAGCAGAGTATTGAAGATAGTTAGTATTAAAACCAACCCAAGCTGTTCCATTATAAAACTCAAAAGATCCAAGCGTAGAGTTAAAACCAGATTGACCAGTAATAGGACTAGATGGACGTGTTCCTGTTGTCCAGTTAGGTAAACTAGCTGAACCATTAGAACCTAGTGCTGATAAGTTAACCGCATTGGTCATTTAGCCTCCAATGTTTCTATTCTTGCTTTTAGGTCATTGATGATGGTTTGCTGTTCTTGAATTGCTTTTGTAAGAAGTGGGATTAAGTTTCCTTCAGCAATACCTAAAAATTCTTCTTTTACTGCTTCTTTTGTAACATTACCATCTTCATCTTTTTCTTCAGGACTTATTACACATTCATTTGTTTTAACAATATTGTCAACATAATCAGTATCTTTTAATACTTCCTGAACTTCTTGTGCTAGGAAACCAATTGTTTTGCCTTCTGGGAATTCGTGAATTGGATGTTCTTTCCAGTCAAATGATACTGGATTTAATTTATTTACCAATTCAATAGCACTAGTAATAGGCTCTATATTTGTTTTGTATCTTGCATCTGATGTAGCAATAGTAGATGATGTGGCAAATATTTGTGAATTAACTTGAAGTTTATATGCTCCATTTGATGATGTATAGCCTATTAAAGCATATCCATTAGAGTCTATACGCATACGTTCTGTTCCAGCAGTTTGCCAAACATGGTATCCGTAAGGTGATGCTTGAGCAGCGTTATATATTGATCCACCTAATGTGCTATCTCTATAAATATCTAAATATGAACTAGATGCAGTAACTCCAATTCTAATTTTTGCTGAAGCATTATTTACATGAAGTAAAGCATCTGGAGCTGTAGTACCAATCCCTACATTCTGTGATGTATCTATAGTAACTGCTGTAGTACCCGCAGTTTGAAGTTGTAGTTGACCAGAGCTATCACCTGTCGTGATAACACCGCCAAAACCTGTATTAGATGCGTTAACTGTTGATGCCAATTTTTATCCTTAAATAACTGCCCATCTGCTGCCTGAGGGAACAGTGACTACAACCCCACTTGCAACTTGAACTGGTCCTGTGCTCATAGCATTGCTTCCACTTGGTATTGTATATGAAGCAGTGATGGTTTTATTGTTGACTATTATACCATTAGTTGCATTTAAAACTGAAGCAGTTCCTTGAGTGGTTGTAGGTAAACCTAAGTATCTACAAGAGATATTATTGGTGCCTAATGGAGGTGCTGTTGAAAATGTTAAAGTCGTTCCTGATACGGTATAGTTACTTGGATCTTGAACTACGCCTGAAATAGCTATAATGACTGATGCTGAGTTAGCAGGCGTTTGAGTCATGGTAAAGACTGTTTGAGAGCCTGTACCACTAAAGTCATCATAAGCAATTGTGGCTGATGTATTTGTAGAGTTAAATGCTACAACCTCAATAATGTCACCAGCATTAGCCGCATTTGTTAAAGTAATAGAGGTTCCGTTTGTAGCTGTAAAGTCAGCCTTAGCTAGTCTTACACCGTTTCTATAAACCTCTACTAATCCTACTACATAAGATACTGTAAAGATGGTTTGAGATGCTGTAGCCGTAAAATCAGTGACTGTATAGGATGCTCCACCTGCAGAGTTGGCTACCCATGTTGGAGATGTGCCTGATCCGTTAGATTGAAGAATATATCCTGATGTTCCGTAAGATCCATTAAATGCTACTGCATTACTTGGATTAACTGTAATAGCATCAGCTGAGTTAGCATTGGTTACAAAGTGAATAGAGTTAGAAGACCCTGTACCAATAGCTAAATCTGTACCTTGTGAGTATAAATAGACGTTATTGGCAGCACCTAAAGCACCTGTGCCTGAGAAACCACTACTGTTAATACCAAAGTCACCAAAGTATGCGGCTGATGTAGCTAAGTTATTACTTACGATAAAGTCTGTAGAAGCAGCGTTACCAGAATTGGTATTTTGTAAAATGATCTGATTATAGGAATTTACAGAGGAAGTAAATGATGCAAAGATGTTTGAATCAGAATATCCTAGTGTTCCATAACTAAATGCACCAGCATTTAAAGAACCTGTAATCGTAGCATTAGCTGCAAAAGCAGGAGCAGTGACTGTGGTTCCGTTATAGGTAAATGTAGATGAGTTACTAAATGCGTTTGTACCATTACCATATGGCACATAACCCGCAGTTAAAGATGTAAGTCCTGTTCCGCCTGCAGCTACAGGAAGTGTTCCTGCAGTTAGCGTATTGGGTGATGTAGAGTAAATAGCATAATTAGATGATGAAAATGGCGTTGCACCACTTAATCCAGTTCCACCATATGCTGTTGAAATAGCTGTACCATTCCACAATGCG